GGATATAGTAGGATTTACACCCATATCAGAATACTACAAGAATAATAATGACCCAGAGGGATTGTGTGAAGTGATAAATGATTATCTAGATAGAATGACAAAGATAGTTCAGAATAATGGTGGTACAGTAGACAAGTATATGGGAGATTGTATCATGGCGTTTTGGAACGCACCTCTAGATTGTGAGAATCATGCAGAGATGGCTGTTAAGACTTCTATAGAATGTGCAGATGAAACCGAGAAGATGAAAGCAGAGTTTAAGGAAAAAGGATTACCAGATATTAATATAGGTTCTGGAGTGAATACTGGAGAATGTATAGTTGGTAACATGGGTTCAAGTACAAGATTTGATTATTCTGTTATCGGTGATGCAGTTAATCTAGCTGCAAGATTAGAAGCACAGACAAGAAACTATAAGAAGAAGGGTGGTGGTATCGTAAATACTCTCTACTCACAATTTACAAAAGACCAACTAAATAATATAGAGTCCGAAGAATTAGATAAAATTAAAGTTAAAGGTAAAGAAGAATTAATTACAATATATCAACCAAAATAAAGGTGAATAATTATGGCTAAAAAGATAAATATAGGTTCATACAAAGGTGGAGAACCAAAAAAAAGTAGTTCAAGTGCAAATCCAGTAATGGTTAAAACTGCATCAATGAATAAAAGTAAAAGAAAAAGTTACAAAGCATATCGAGGTCAAGGTAGATAAAAGTCTTGACAAACCCCTAAATATTTGTTACACTATACATAGTGATTCGAAAAAGAAAGAGGTTTACATGGACGCATACACACATACAATAGTTGCTGGACTAGCAATATACTTCGCATGGAAGATTGGTAGGACTATGCAAAAAAATAGCTTGATAGAACAAGTTGCAAGTGACACACTAAACCGTCTTGAAAAAAATGGTATGGTTAAATATATTATTAAAAATGGCGAAAAGATTTATCAGAGGGTTATTTGAATCTAATTAACAATCTTACATTTAGAGCATATAGTTATGTTTAAAATCATATTCTGGATTTTTATAGGATATATGATTTGTAGCACGAACTCTTGTAGCACAATGAAAGAAGTGTTTGTGGATTCTGGTGCAAAAGAAGCAATCATAGAAAAAATTGAAAACATTGAAAAATAAAAAGGAGATATATTAGTTTGAAATATAATAAACAAAACAACAATTACAAAAAACCTTCTCGTAAAAAGTTTACGAGAGAAGAAAGACCAAAACAAGGTTTATGTGTAGAAGTTCGTGGTAACGATATCACAAAGGCGTTAAGAATATTAAAAAAACGTATGCAAACAGAAGGTATCTTTAATGAAATGCGAGAACGAACTTCATTTCAAACTAGAAGTGAAAAGAAAAGACTTGCAAAGGCTGCTGGTAGAAGACGGTGGTTAAAGAACAAAGAGAAACAAATAGAACAAAGAGGTTACTGATGGCTGAATGGAAAGAGGGTAAATCAAAACGTCCTAAAAAACGTAAACCCATGACAGAAGAACAAAAGAAAGCAGCTGCAGAAAGACTTGCAAAGGCAAGAGAGGCAAAAGGGCCAATACAATATAAAAATGTATCCCCACATGTTATCGCATTGCCTGACGACCATTTTCTTTCCTACAAGAAAGTTAGAGAGTGGATAAAACACAATAGAGAAAAAGCATCACCACTTCGTGCAGAGGTTAGAAGGAATGTCAAAGGTTCTATTGCTAAACTTGCAAGTATTGAAGGATACATAAGACAGATGAATCATTATATCCAACATGGAAATTGGTGTAGTGATTATTATGGTAAAGACGAACAAATGAGGGTAAAATGGAAGACGATAGCACCAAAACAGCAACAGTAATAAAGGGGCCTTGGAAAAAACAATCTGCAAAGAAAGTAAAGACTCCAAAAGACCCATTACAAAATCAATTGCAAGAGGACTTATTATTTGCAGATGATTTGACAGAGCATCTTATGGTGCAATTAATCCACACAATGGGTGAAAATGGTTTTGATTTAAAAGACCATAGGTTTATTCGTGATATTGGATTTATAAGTGAATGTTGTAAAAGTATAATATTTAGAGATATAGGACTTAAACACCCAGTCCAATCCATTATAGATAAACTAATGAATGGAACAAAAGGTCAACTATATCATTTTACTGAAAAAGAATTATTTGAAATGTTAAGGAAAGATGATGGCAAAAAGAAAACGTAATACACCATTTGGTGGAAGAAAAAAATTTAATAGAGCTGTAATGAATTCTGATATGGACGGTAAAGGAAATAAAGCAAGTCATGTTCAAGGTAGTGCAACAAATGCTGGTGAAGAAAAAATAGAATTATCTTGGAAACAAACTTTTAGTCCTACAATATTAGAATCAAGAGTGCCACAAAAGTTTATTGATATCATTAACAAAGCTGGTGATGCTGTTTTAGCAGATGATGGTTTATCTAAGAAGTGGGATTTTTCAGAGAGTCTTGTAGGTAAAGTATCTAAAGAAGTTGCAATACCAATGTATGATAAACAAGATTCCCAATACGCTTTAATGATTTTAAGAAAATATTGCCAAGAATATTTAAAACAAATGCAAAAATGGGGTAGGTCATATGAATGGAATAAAGCAACTAATGGTGCAGAACCTAAAGAAGAAAATATTAATATTACCCAGAGTTGGATTGTAAGTCAATACAAGAATGAATACAACCCATGGCATAAACATAGTGGTCATTTTTCTGGTGTGATATATTTAAAGATACCAGATGGTATGGAAAACCATTTTGTGAAGGAAACGCAAGACCATTATCCAGCAAGTGGATTGATTGAGTTTGCATATGGAGAAGCTCAAGATATGAGAAGTGATACCCTAATGGTAAAACCAGAAGTAGGAATGATATTAGTATTTCCTTCATGGTTAAAACATAGTGTCTATCCATTTTATTGTGATGGGGAAAGAAGGTCAATGAGTTTCAATGCTTACTGGCAACCACCAACTAAGGAAAACAAGTGATAATAATTGATATGAATCAAATCTCACTAGCAAGTCTAATGATGCATTTGAATATGACTAAAGAAAAAACAGTTGATGAAGGTATGGTAAGACATATGATTCTTAATTCAATTCGTTTATATAGAAATATGTTCAAGGAAAAGTATGGTGAAGTAATCCTAACTTATGACTCTAAACATTATTGGAGAAGAGATTTCTTTCCACAGTATAAACAAAATCGTAAGAAGGCTAGAGAGAATGACTCAAAAGATTGGGATAATATCTTTGGTGTTCTGAATAAGATTAAGGCAGAGTTCAAAGAGTATCTACCATACAAATACCTAGAGGTATATGGTGCAGAGGCTGATGATATTATTGGTACACTATGTAAAAAAGAGAGTGAACCAACTATGATTGTATCTGGTGATAAAGATTTCATACAGTTACACAAATATAAGAATGTAAGACAATACAGTCCTATCCTAAAGAAACATGTAAATGGACATAATCCAGACACCTATATAAGAACACACATACTAAAAGGTGATTCTAGTGATGGCGTGCCTAATGTATTATCACCAGATATTACATTTACAGAAGGATTACGTCAAAGACCTTTAGGAAAGAAAAAGATAGAAACTTGGTTAGAATCTATGGATAGCATGCCAGAGGAAACCAAGAGAAACTATCAGAGAAATGAGAAGTTAATCAACCTAGATAAAATACCACAAGAACTAGAAGAACAGATTTTATCTGAGATAGATGGAGCTCCTCATGGAGATAGAAGTAAACTACTTAATTATTTTATAGATAATAAACTAAAAGAATTAACTGAATCGATAGGAGATTTTTAAAATGGCAGGTGACACATTATTATTTTCAGAGATACTTGATAAAGTACACAAAGCAAAGACAAAAGGACAAAAGATAAACATACTAAGAGAACACAATACAGAGGCTCTTCGTATGATAATCAAAGCATCTTTTGACCCAAAGATTGAATGGGTATTACCAGAAGGTAATGTTCCATTTAAAAGGAATGATGCTCCAGAAGGAACAGAACATTCCACTCTAGCATATGAAGCTAGAAAACTATGGCACTTCATTAAGGGTGCTGATAACGCAACTGTACAGTTTAAGAAAGAACAAATGTTTATACAGATGTTGGAAGGTTTACACGAAAGTGAAGCAGACCTACTTGTTGCAGCTAAAGACAAAAGATTGCACCAAGTATACAAAGGCCTTTCAGAGCCAGTAGTAATAGAAGCATTTGGTTGGACTGAAAATTTTACAGTTCCAGAAGCGCCAGTTTATCCACAGGCAAGTCGGTCTGCGAGTGGTATAGCTGAATAGGAGAATACATGCCTGAAATATTTCATGTGGCAATATTACTCATATGTTTTAATGGCAACTGCACAAGTTTTGAAAGTGTGCCTTTCATACAAGAGACAAGTCAAGAACAATGTCAAAATATGTTAAGATGGACTTTTGAAACTCAAGCAGGGCCTTATTATGATGAAAGAATAGATTTTGAAAGGGATAAGCCAGAGGACATAGATATCGTATACGCTGGGTGTGACCAGACAGGAAGAACACCAGATAATTCTAATCAATGGAGAATTATTGAGGATATAAACCCAGACTTGTATAGACCTTCAAACCCAGATGATACACGCTGGCAACAAGGTAATAGCCCACTAACTGATATGCCACCAGAAGACCCAACTAAGTGGGATTTAACAAAGTAAAATTTATTAAGATTTTATGAATAT